GCACCAACACCACTCAAATTATAACCAAATAATTGTTGCCAACCCGCATTGGCATAGTCGAAACATTGAAATCCATACCACCCGTCCATGTCGTACTGTTTGCCTTCAGATTGTTTAAGCCAATTAACAAATTCTTGCTTAGTGAGTTTCGCTGTCATGACTATTAACCTCACTTCCATATTCATTCACATCGTACTTGACATTGTCGCTATCATCAGTGAATGGCAGTGATATGTCGAATTCGTGCAATTCTTTTTCCTGAGCGTCTCTTACAAGACTAGTAACTGCTTTCCACGCAACTTGCTCATCTGCACTTTTGCTGTCACGTGGTTGTTGATACGTCTGCACAATACCGCTGTCGGATACACCTTTTGTTGTTGGATCAGCAATAACACCTATTCCTGCTAATAAAGTCAAAATAGCACCTATAATACCACTAATCTGTTCTAGTTGTTCTGATAAATCAAATCCGAATAACTCTGCAACTTGTTTTACAAACAATAAAATGGCACCAACTAAACCAGTAAGCACCGCTTTGTTTTGAAACCGTAATTTCCAATTTATATTCATTTAATTCATCTCCTTAAATTAAAAAGCCGACCAGTTAAGGTCGACTATAAAATAATCGTTGTATTTATCGGGAAGAAATCGCTATCTGTTAATGTTGTATTACCTGTAGAGGTTCTAAATAACTCCACAGCCCCACTAGCGCCTACTGTCCATCTCGCAAAAGATGCTATACCACCGCTTTTAGTACTTGTATTCTGTGTAAAAGGAAAATCGGATACAATCAAACTACTGATATTACTTGGTAAATTAGCAATGGTTATAGGTGATGTAGTGATGCCTTTTACCGCCCCTTTTAAAGCTAATATATTCACTCCGTCTAGATTAATTAATCTATATTTAGGCGTGTATGACGTACTATACTCTTTAACGCCATTAATTAAGGTGAAATCTAGCCAACCCGTATCAGATTTTACTGGAGACACACCAGCAGGCCCTTGTGGACCAATGGGACCGATAGGACCAGCGTCGCCTTTAGGACCAGTTAACCCTTGTGGTCCCATTTCTCCTTTTGGACCGGGTAGACCACGTTCTCCTGTTTCACCTTTTAATCCTTGTGGACCAGGAGGACCTTGTATACCTGTTTCGCCTTTGGGTCCGGGAGGACCTTGAATGCCCTGTTCGCCTTTAGCTCCAACATCTCCTTTTGGTCCTGGAGGTCCTGCGACACCTTGTAATCCCTGCTCACCTTGAGGCCCTACTTCTCCTTGTAACCCTCGCTCTCCTTTAGGACCTACATCGCCTTGAATACCTTGTAATCCTTGCGGTCCAGCTTCTCCTGGTTCTCCTTTTTCACCCATAGGACCGACGGGACCTGTATCACCTTTGATACCTCTAAACGTTTCAACATTTTCATTTAGATAATCGATTACATCTGATTTTAATTTAGGTTCAAAATCATCACCTAGTATCTGTATTGCATTTTCTTTTACAATTCGGCGTATAGCATCATCTACAAGGTTTACAGAAACCTCTTTAGCAATAGCTTTTTCAACACCACTATCTACGATGTTAAACGAGAAGTTAGCAACGTGAACTGACTGTTTACCGTTGTCTAAAAACAACTTACAATCGACCCGCCCTATATGTTTAATAACTTTTACAGGGACGTTATATTGAATTAAACCTGTAGTTGGTATGATTTTTTCTACAGGCTCATCTAGCATAATAGAACCATCTTCAAAGAATAAATCTAGTTTAGGTTGCATGTCGGTTTTGTTGAGGTCTACCGGTTCCCCTTCGTGTTTAATTCTAATGCGAATAGCGACTGTGTTCTCATCTTCCGTATAAAAACGACTTCCAATATCGCCGATGGATATATCTTTATTATTAATGCTAGTTTCCACTTGTGCTATTTTATACACAGTTTATCCACATCCTTACTTGTATTTATCTTGTATATAATATTGTCCTTTTAAACCGATACGTTTATAAAAAGTGCTGATATTGCTTGCTTGATGTTCGCACCATTCAATAGCAGTTGCATACTGATGCGTTGCAGGATTTTTAGGGTTCCATCGCATCCGGTACAATGTGTTTTGTCCTTTATCGATATAATCCTGTCTTACGAATTTAGCTCCACCTATGATGGCTTTTGCTGGAGAAGTCCAACCTCTACTGCGCGCAAATGGTATGGCGTTATTAGGATTATTGTCAAAGGCTCCAATACCGAAATAGTTATATACTCCTGCGCTACCACTTGCAAAATAAGAACGTCCATTACCACTTTCTAATAATGCATGTGCAATTAGATAAATCTCATTGATGTTGTATTTTTTACACCCTTCCGCAAAAGCTTTTCCTTCCCCAGATAAAGTACCTTTGTCTTTTAATATCACATTCAATTTATCGACAGAAATACCTTGATACTTTCCTAGATTCAGCATTTGATAGCGTTGCGTGCTGCTATTCCAAATAGTGTTAGGGTTCATATATTTACTTGTTTCAGAGCGTGATGCAGCACCCCAACCCCAACTGTAGGATTTTTGAGGGCCTCCTCGTGCCATTTGTCTATCTAACGCTTGTTGAAATGTAAAAGGACTTCTCTCGACTACAATTTGAGGCGTTGGAGCTGTAGGTGCTTTAACACCATTAGAAGATGCTGTAGGTGTATCAACTGTTGTATTACCTTTTATCTTTATCTTCATCTTAGTGGTTACTGTTGTAATAGTTTCGCTCATTAACTTATCTTTATTGAGGTACATTTCAATAACTTTTTTCTCAACTTCATCATATTTGCTTTGGTCAGGAATACCATTCTTGATAAGGTCGTAATTAATTAAATCTTTCATAGTTCGCCAGATATTAGGGTCTACTTTTAAGCTACTGCGTGATAATTTTAAATCAGTCCAACCTAACATCCACACTCCATAAATCAACGCTCTGATTTGATTTAACATGAATTGTCGTTTACCTTCAGTTTGACCTCCACAGACTTCGATAACTAACCAACCAGGATATTGCGGAGCTTCTCTGTCATATGCCCTAGGCGTCCATACACGCTCTCTATCGACATACACATGAGGGTATTCTCCTTCTTCGATATATTTATTGCGTTGTAAATAAAGCTCTTCTACAGAGCGCATATGAGATGATTCTTTAATGTATATTCCTTGCGGTTTAGGTTGCATATTGCCATAAGCTACTCTGTGGTCGATGTATTCTAATTTTTGATCCAGTATACTCGAAAAAGAAGTGTACTTTACTTTTTTGATTTCTTTCATTGATGGTTTGGGTTGGATAGCATCATTTTTAGGTTTATCATCATTTTCTGGAACTTCTGTAGGTTGTACTACTATAGCTTCAGGATGATAAGGAGGTCTTATAAATCCATGTGTCCCGCCATAAGTATGTTTCACTAAAGCTCCTGGTGAGCCAGTCCAAGAATTTGAATTGTACCAATTTTGATCGACAGCCCAATAATAATCTTTTGTACAAGGTCCAACGACAATATTTGTATGCCCCCATGGACCGTTTATCCATACAGAAATATCACCTGGACGAGGGATGAAGTTAGGTGTGTTTCTATAATATTTAAAACCTTTAGGATATTTTTGCCACGCCATATCTTTGGCGTTACCCCATGTAGTGAAATTCCAATATTTTTTAAAAATAAAATTAGGCGTATCCCAACATTGGGAACCCCTAAAACCATCGACATCAACTCTTTTGCCAATGTTAGATTTAGCCCACGCTGCAACTTCACTGGCAGTCGGCTTTCTTTTTCGTGGATTAGGTAATCCCATTTATGCACCTCTTTTCTGCATAATAAAAAGCCGACGCATAAGCGTCGACTTTCACTTAATTATTTACATCTTCCAAACCAAAAACATGCCCAAAAACTGTATCCAAATAGCATGGCGCTCACCTCCCTTAAATACCAAAGACTGTACGTAGAATAGCTATGACCAGAGAACCTACAATAGTACCTACAAGCCCTAGAATCCACATTTTTACTTCACGAATATTCTTACGATTTGCTTCCTTGCTTTCTTTGTCTAACTCTCGCTCTCTATTAATCGAATCCAACGTCATGTCCATTTTTTGATTGATTAGAGCTTGACTGTGTTGAGCATCTTTAATTTGACCTAAAGAGCTTTTTATCTCTTTTACATCACTCTCCAAATGACCTAAACGTCGGTCAGTGTCTCTTTGGTAGTTATCTACCATTTCATCACTTCCAGTCTGTTATTTAAGCAACATATTCTACTCCTGTAATTTCTTTGTATTGCTCTGGCGTAATCCATTCTGCCCTTACAAATACTTTAAATTTTTCATTTGTATAAACACCTAAACTGTACATATATTTAAGACTTCCAAAACTCATTTATACTTCCTCCTTTGTAGCTAAAGATAAAGCTAATTCAGCTGTAATTTTTGTCAGATTTTTAATTTCTAAATCTTGAGAAGCGATTTGTGCCATTAATTCAGCAACCAATACTTCTCGATTAGGCGTTTCTTCTTCTGTTTGATGTTGCTTGTCAAATTCTTCTTTAGATGTGCCAATCCATTTGTTTTGACTCACATCAAAATAGAAGGGTTGATACAATCCATCTGGTACAGGTACATCTGTATATTCAAACTCCGGATATACACTTTCGCCATCTTCATTTTTAACAACTAAAAAAGGTTGCCCATTACTTACGTTATAAACCACTTTTTCAATTTCCATATTAATCACTCCATCTCATCTCGCCATAAAAATAGCTATTTGAACGCCAACCATTTGTATCACCGTTAACGTAAAACCTTACTTCTCCACTAGGGCGGATTGTCACATAACCACCCGCAAACACACTAGATACTGGAACCCTTACAGGGAAGGATTGCGAGTATTTCGTAAATGTTGGTGGTAATTGCGCAATGATTTGTCCACTTGTAACATTGGATCCATTTAATCTTAAATAATTAGTTGTAAGTGGCCCTTCTGTTACTTTTCGATAAGCACATTTGAACCCTGTTTCTTCGCCATCACTATTAAATGCTGTGTTAGAAGTAGCACCATTTAATAAAGTAAATTCAATCCAGCCAGTATCAGTAGGGATTAAATTCTGTTTCCAACCTTGCCATACGCCGCCCCATTTGACGTTGGTTATAAACTTATCAGGACTATTGTATGGATAGTAAGTTAATAATCTATAATTACCTACACCTAAGTTAGTCATTACACCATTGTTAGCTAGGTTATTAGGAGTGTTTTTCGCGTTGATAATCACAAAGTTGATGTGTGTTTGTTTCGATAAAGCAGTATCTAAATTGCTAAAATCAAACTGATCTACCGTTTTCATAGCACCGTTATCTTCAGTGAGTTTAAATTTTTGCCATGGCAGATTATTAATTTTGTCATCAACTTCACTCGGCTTAATAAAACCGTCTGTAGCTAGGGTTTGTTTAAATTCCGCTACTTTGCTATCGATAGTCTCTGTAGCACTTTGACTATGCGTATCGAATTCACTTGTATGTTGTTTTACAATCTCCTCAAATGCAGATTTAGTTAAATCATAACTTGAACCCGCTTCGTCACGTTTTGCCCCTATTTGACGTAACGCGTCATCGCGACTATTAGCAACTTCTTCTGTAGCGCTATTTTTAGCATCTTCCAAATCTTTTAAAGTTTTAGATTGACTGAGTTCAATTTTGCTTAAAGCATCTTGTACAGTTTGTTTAACTAAATCAACTAGGCTAGTTAAACTGCCCACATCTTGTTTAACTTGTTCAACTTTCTTTTCGAGAACTTCTCTCAAGTCATCAAACATTCGAATGTAGCTAACCTTAATATCACTTTCGATTTGATTAACTAGACTGTCACGTACTTTAAACGAGAATGTGCCTAATACTACTGTATCGTCTTTGTCGTTGTTGCTAGCGTCATTTAAGGATAAATACACTTCGCCTAGAACTGTAGAATTAGTGACGTTCTTTAAAAACCATTGAGGTACTGTAACACCCACTAATCCACGCATAGGGTCGATGAATTCTAAATCTAAAACGCCAGATGTTGAAGGTTTTTCTCCGTCAACAGACTCACCTTTAAAAAAGGCGTACCCTTTAACGTTTTTATCTGAAATCAATAACGGTTTATCATCTTTTGACACAACAAACTGGAATTGTGCTGTGTTCTTATCTAAATTATAAAAACCAATACCCCTGTCGGATATTGGCTTTAAATATGGTTCTTCTTCTAAATTAATCTTGCCTACTTTTTGTAATTCCACTAATTAACACCCCACAATACTAATGCAATGCCAAAACCTTTTTTGTCATCGTATGGCGTTGTAATCTTCATGACCCGACCTTTACCAGTTACATTGTCTTTATATCCGATACCAGCACGACCATTAATTAAATCCCCTGCTACGACGTCTTTTTCAACGTTTGTATAGATTTGACCGAGTAAACCTACTGTATTCCATTCAGGGCGTTCAGAACGCGACATATATTCGATTGACGGGTCGTAATCAGGATTCTCAACTGGTACATCACGCCATTCAAATTGCTCATGCCCTTCATCGTCAAGATAACTTACTTGCTTGTGTTCAGTCACAGTAACACCGTACTCATTTTTGAGGAATCTGTCTTTATGATGGTAGGATTTTTCGTTGGCTACTAATGCAGCAGTTCCCGAAATAACCCCAATAGGCACGTCATTTGGTTGAGCTTTACGTATCTTGTCGCCATCTAAAGTAACAACTGTACCTAATTCAATCGCTTTGCCATTTTGTGATTCAAATAGTTCGGCAATATCGGCACTATTCTGTGTGATTTTACCAGCAAGGGTTAAATTACCGCTATAAGTACTTAAATCAAATTTAATGTTACTTGTGGAAGCTTCACCCTTATCTGAATATCCACCGACAATATGGTAGTTACCTGGCGCTTTAACACGGTTACTATTAATGACAATCTGTGTGTGTCCACCTTTAGTTGTTTCAGATTGTAGGGAAGAAATCACGCCTGAACGAGATCCGTAAGCTTTAGAGTTATAACCACTTCCGATGACATAACTTCGCGAATCGTAAGCTCTTGAATTACCTGTTGACGCTAACACAGTGCTCACTGGACTAACTGCGGCAGAACCTGTTGAACCACCTGTAAATCCACCTTTAACCACAGTAGGAACAACGTTATACTTTTCTTTCGCAATCACTGCGGCGTTTGTATAGTTATCAGCTGTAACACCACTAATAATCGTTGTATTATTATAAGTCTCGATTCCATTACCTGGTCCGTTACCAGTCAGATTACCATTTGTGATTTTTAAATCGTAAATACCGCCACCGCTAGCAATACCAATTTTATTGGAAGAATTCCAAATGTTTACGTTATTGACTGTAAATCGTTTACCTCTGTTAGCACCGCCAAAGAACTTAATATCTGCGCCAGCATCTTTAAAGCCAGTAACATTGATGTTGTTCAAAGTTACATTCTCTGCCATAAACTGTACTGCAATCGCCGGCATTGTATAATCTGTTTTACCACTTTCTAATTTAGCGAATCGACTGTCACCAATAGCGGTAAAGTTGTTTACAGACACGTTTCGATAGGCGCTAATCAATAACGCCCTAGGCGATGTTCCAGCGTATATACCGTTATAGTACGGATAAAGTGCTAGACAGTTATTTAAAGATACATCAAATGCAGTTTTACTTTTTGCGTCTGTAGCCGGTCTATGATGTCCAATGTGTCTTATGTTATATGATCGAATATCCCCAATAGACACATGCCCATTAACAAAGACACCACGTGCAGCACTTACTGCAGCATGCCCTTTGATTTCAAGACCACTAAAATTACCTTCCGTCTTGTTGTTTGAAAGAAAAACGAATTGTGACCCGTCATCGATTTCAATACCATTGTTATTACCTCCGCCAGTAGGTGTGTGTGCATAACAATTTGTGATTGTTAAATAGCGTGAATGGTGTGTTGTAATACCGTCATCTCCACAACCATAAACCTCACAATTATCAATGTGTACGTGCTTACTTTCTAATGATTCTGGCACACGATTACCGTCACCTTGGTAGAAGTAATCATCACTGGCATATGTGACGTCAATACAGTGCAATAATGCATCGTAAGACTTCACATTATAGACGTATCCGTTCGTTACACCAGCAAGTCGGATGTTACTTGAACGTGACCCTCCAGCAGGTTTTAACGCCTTATTCTGACGGAATTTATTACCATTAAAACTGAAATTCTCTAATGAAATGTTCTTAGCATAACCACTCATTTTTAAGTTTGTAATACCAATGTTTTCAGCAGGTGTGTTATCCATAAATTTAATGGTTGTAATGTCTGGTCCTTGTCCAACCAAACGTGAATTGTTGGGCATTTTAATACCAGTAGTTAAGTAGGTGCCAGCGCTCATGGTTACCATTCTGTTGCCGTCTGCTAAAGCGTCAGCAAACGCTTGTGTACTATCTTTTTGCCCTGTAGGGTCACCGCCATAATCATCAACGTTAACTACACGCATGATTTTAGATAGTAATTCAGTACGTAATTTTTCTCGATTATTCTTTTCGGTTAAAAAGTCATGATATAGACGACTACTCAAACTGTCGAAATTTTGTGCGTCCATACTTGTACGACTTGCTCGCAGCTCTTGAACACCGTCCCCATTATGACCTAATACAAGTGCTTCTATTTGCTTGCGTTGGTACTTCAACTCATCGGATGTCTTATTTGTCGTACCATCAGCTAATGTGTGCAGTATCTGATTACTGGTGTGTGATGTTGCTTGTTCTTTTTCATGGTAATTTTTGTACTTTTCATTCTTGTTTAAAAAAGCTTCAATATCTTCCGCATTACTTTCTTGTTGGGATAAAAACTTATCTCCGAACAAAGAATGAAACTTTTTAATTAAGTTTATCGGCATTGTATACCTCCTTATTCATCATAGAAAAAGTAATAATCTTTTATAAGCTCATACATTATGACTTCGTGTCCTTTTTCGTTAGGATGAAGTCCGTCAGGCATGCTAGCCTTTCTAAAAGCGGGATTATACGGTTTAAAGTAATCTGAATGATATGCATCAAACACAGGTATATTTAACTCATTACAAGCGATTACTTGCGCATTAACATAATCCTCTAATGTTAGCCCTAATGTGTTTTTATCAGTATCTTTTCGTCGGATTTTATTACCGTCCATAGGACATTGTCGAGTGGCTGTCATAACAAGTATTTTAGCTTTAGGATTATTCTTTTTAATCACTTCAATCGCACTATAAAAGGCACCATAAAACGTTTTTAAATTCGTCTTATCAGTGCCTATATCTACATTTGCTAACCAGTCATCATCAGTACCTTGTACGATGATTAAGTCTCCAGTTATTTTTGTAGATTGATCATATATACTATTTTCTTTAACAGTGGACATTGTAGCACCACTAACCGCTAAATTATTGTATTTAGCTTTTATCTTTTTAGATAGCATTTGAGTAAAATTCTCTTTTGCAAGACTACCTTTGGCGACAGAATCTCCAATTGTACCAATCTCTTTTATATTACGAATACTAGATTTACTTGTGAAGTCTTGTATAATGGTTCCGTTTTTAGTCGTTACACTTTTACCGTCAACCGCATTAACTTTGTCTTTCAGCTTGCCTGTAGTATCTAGTATTTGCTGATTAGTCGCAGTATTAGCATTTGTTTGTGCCCTCAATTCAAACGCTTCTTTAGCAGGATTATTAGATTTAAATGTCTTAGCATAATTGGCAGCTTTAGCAACCGCTTTGTTATACCTATCTTGCATTGTAAAAGCGCCTAAAACAACGTCTTGCTTAATTATATTGTTATAAGCGTCGCGTTCTGTTGTGATTTCGATAATACGGACAACATCGTTATAACCGATTAAATCATCTGACACACGTACAACATCACCTATTTTAGGGTCAGCTTCCGGGAATTTCTGTTTAAGTGAAACGAAGTCTAATGATATAGACGTCTTGATACTTTCATCAATGGCTAATTCCATAGCTTTTTTTAGTGAATCCTCTTTTTTCATGCGCCCATCTATAATAGGTGGAGCGTGACGCTTGCCTACTAAATCAGCGAGGGGGTGGGTATATTCAAATTGCAAACTAGCCTCATCATATGACTGTTGGTCATCGAAACCGCCAAAGCCTTTTATAAACGTATAGCACTGCGTTGAATCTTCTTGAATCTTCACATTATTCGCGTTTACACCAGCTTTAATAAAGTAGTTTGCTTCTTTTTGTACTGTCTCATATAGATTAAATGTTTTGGTTTTAGGATCATAATCGTACTCAAGACGAAATCGTTCTAAACCTTTTTTGAATAGGTCTAAATTAGTATCTGCATTGCCCAAATTCTCAAACCTACTAGCTTTTACATTATCGTGCAATTTATATTTATATCCAGTGTTTTTAAACACTAAATCGAAATATTTTTGACCGGTAAAACTACCTGTGTATTTTTCGTAAACTCTAATTGAATTTAAGTCATCCAATTCTACTAGCCTTGCCTTAATACTCAACTTCTCTTTATTACCGACTGAAGTTTTATCAAGCACAACAATTCGATATTCATTGTAATCTTCAGGACCAGCCACTTGTGTGATCGTCCACATCTTAGTTATTGCTCCAATGGCGTCAAACGTCGATTTATTCTCAACAATATCAAGTTCTAAAGTGCCATCTTCTGCTAATTTGTGGTTTGTCTTTGTAGCAACGTAGAGGGTAGTCCCTACACCTTGTAAACTTTTTAATAATACTGGCAATGGATACCCCCCTAACGTGTGTATATTTTGTGTTTGAACACAATTTTTTGAACTGTTTGATTCATTTTGAAATGATTCCAACCAGGTACTAATACCGGTTGTTCTAAGGTGCGATTATAATTATCAATTCTTAGATTATTACGGTATGTGTGTAATCCGTCTAATTTAATAACATCGCCAGCTTTTAACTCTAAACCTTTAATCTGAATCATATTACTTTCAGACATGTAGAATGTAAAGCCTTTATCGTCGCTTTTACTCACATTCTTACCTAGTGTGATTTCAACGATGCTATCTTGGTTAAATTGATTTATAGGCACACTACCGTTGTAATACACATCTTCATAAGCGACATTCTCGAATGTGTATTGCCGTCTGTAATCATTTCTATTAAAAGGAAGCCTGTCGGGTATCGCCCATTTCTCCATGTTTGAGTCACCCTCTAAATCGGTACTATACCCAATACTTTCGAAATAAGGTAAATCTACAGTTTCAAAATCTAACGTAAATTCCCCGCCAGTACGTCCTGTGTCGAATGAAACCTCGTTTACCAAACCTACATATATTTGCCTACCATCAACATATTCTAATTCGAATTCTTGCTTTTCATCCGAGAAGATACTTTCGAATTTAATATTGTTATCAGGTGTAGCTAATTCTCTCAAATAAAAATGGCCACTAAACAAATCTTGTATAGCAGCCTTTAAATGTGATGCAAATGCGATACGATCCACATCATAACGTAAGGTGAGTTTAACGACTTTCTTTTCTTCTACGGTAGAATTGTGAAATCTGCCATTTATACGTTCTACGTTGTCGAATTTACGTTCATAACCTGCACCTTCGACATTATAAGAAACAACCCGCAATACATCATTTGTAAAGGGGTTGTTGCTGATACGGTACTTCTTATTGTTTTTAATCACTTCTATATCATGCGCAATCAATTGACATCCCCCTTACATTAATGCAAAGCTTGCGTTCTTTGCGTTTGTTTCTTCAATATACGACTTAATAGCTGGTAAATCAGATTCGTTTCTAACAACAATGTTAACTATAGGTCGGTTATTCTCTTGCATGCTGTGTTGCACATCTTTTGTCATATGTGCATCCATAACGCCACCCATACCACTCATTCCGTCTGTGAGGGTTGATGACAGTTCAGTATTAAAGGCATTACCAACACTTGATGCCATAGATTGCGCTTGTGAGATTGCGCTACCCATACCACCGCCACCATGGCCTGAGATGAATGAAGTTACGCTATTCCACGCGTCAGAAATGGCGTTACCAACTGCACTAACTACTTTCCACGCTGCACTTGCAACACCTTCAGCTACACGACTAATCAATTCTGCACCAGCTGACATAAAATCGCCAAAGAAACTTTGAATCTTATTCAATCCGTTTTGCATACCGTTTCCAATCTCGCTCACAACTTTGAAAAAGCCACTTACAATTTTAGCTACAAAATTGACCATTGTATTCCAAATGGAAGTTACCCAAGCGGAACCTTTAGACATGATGTAATTGTATGCTTGAACCATTTTAGCTAGAACAGTTACAGCTACTTTTGTAAACCATGTTGATACCGAATTCCAAATTCTAGTAACGAAACCTGTAATCGTACTCCAAATTTGACCCCAACTTGTGATGTTAGTGCCAAGAATTCGATTAAGCACACCGAATATGAAGTTAGAAATCTGATTCCATATTGAGACTAATGTATTCCAAACAGTATTCATTACGTTCGAAATTGTATTCTGTAAGGTTAGCCACGCTCCTGAAAAGTCGCCAGTTAGCAATTGAATAAATGCGGTAAATAGACCAGTAATTATTTGGACTACTGCAGTTATGATTCCGCCTATAGCAGTAAACACCACCGAAACAACTGTCCATAAAAGTTGAAATGTGGTGATAAGGCTTTGGATAATTGTCATTACAACTACACCTAACACTTGCATAAATATTTGCCCTAGTTGTTGTAAAATCGGCATAATCGGTTGTAAAGTTTGTTGAATGCTTGCCCACAATTGTTGAAACCAGCTAACGATAGAGCTTACTGCGCCACTAATGGCCGATACAATTCCGTTCCATGCATTGATAATCATATTTCGAAAATCTTCATTAGTTTTCCATAGGTAAACAATAACGCCAACTAGCGCGCCTATAATAGCAATAACAATTCCGATTGGTCCTGTTAAAGCAGTAAATGCTGTTCCTAACAGCGGTAATAATCTGCCAATATTAGCAATCGGACTCATCAAAAGTGAAAAAGCTGTGCGCACCACGTTTAAAATTCCTGTTAATAAACCAGTGGACGATATAAATCGTGCTATTGATCCTATAACCCTTCCTAAAGATGTGCCGAAAACAAAATTCAATACACTGCCAATAGCCATAAATGGTGCTATTAAAGCCCATACAGCACCGCCTAATATTGTAAGGATACCCAATAGTTTTGCTACTGCTGGATGTGTTTCGAATAGTTTCGCTACAAATCCTGCAAGTGCAGTGACAAAACGTAATAGGATACTCGCTATCGGTGCCATTGCTGTACCGAAAGCAACTAAAGCTCTAACAACGTTACCGATTAAGTCCATAATCACTGGTCCGTTTTGTTGTACGTATTCTACAAACTTTTTAAAACCTTCGCTATTACCTACAGTTTCAGACCATTCTCTAAATTTAGATGTCATTTGCACTAAGGCGTCGAATATACCAGAACTGTTTTGAGCAAAAGCTCTCATCAAATTACCGATACCAAGAAATACATTGCCGAATATTTGACCTATTTTAGGTAAATTAGTTTTAGTGTATTCGATGAATGATCTAATCGCATTTTGACCACCTACACTATTTGCCCAGTTTTGAAACTTTTGACCTAAACTATCTAATCCTTGTGCAACCCACAAAAATAGTGGCGCTAATTGAGTAAATACGTTAATCAATCCGTCGCCAAATCGCCCTGCAGCACTTAATAATGCGTTAAACGTCTTAACACCCGTAGTATTCATCATGTTGAAGAAATTTGATGCCGTTTGGCTATTCTGCGCCCACTTTAATACCTTAGATGACGCTTGTTCCATCGATCGTGATACCCCAGCGATAAATGGCTTTAATGCTATTAACGCCGTTTTAACAGTGTTTAGTCCATTAGCTAATGTGTTAAATATCTGCGCTTGGTTTTGCTTAATAATGCTAGTCCACGTTGATTTAACGTCATCTAAAGCAGATTGATATGCCCTAGTCTCTTTTGTAGCTTGCAAAGTACCATCTTTAAGCATTTTAATAGCACTAATTGCCATAGCGCCAAATGCTACAGCACCAGCACCAGCGATACTAAATGCACCAACAAGTCCTAACACACCGCCACTTAATACACCTACAGCATTTAATACCGCCATTAACGCAGGTACTAAACCAGCTATGATAGGTATCAGCGCTTGTACACTCGCAATCATCAACCCTTTTACTTGTTGGCTAAATACAGTACCAAATGTTCTGATTTTAGTCGCTAAAGCGTCCATCTTGTCGCCATAGTCAGTTAATGATTGGTTTAATGCTCGTGTAAGTATCTGCGCTCTTGTCATTCCTCGAGTATCGAAATTGACCTTTACAGTCTTGTCGAATAACGTTGCTAACATCGCTTTTGCACCTATGACTGAACGCTTTAACCGAGAATTGTCTCCGTCGATTTTAACGGTATGCTCACGCCATTTAAGTGCCATTGCTTTAGCACGCTGTAATGCTCTTTGAAATTTAGATATGTCAGCTTTAACATCAGTTTCAATTTCGTTAGGAATTGCTGTTTTAGCTAACCTTTGAGCTTTCCTGACATTGCTTTGAAAATCTCTTAAATTAGCCATAACACGCGCCATAAAGTTTGTGTCCAATAGTTAACCTCCTTTCTGTTCTAACCAACGTCTTGTACCCTCTTTGAACAACTCACGTTTACGTTTTTCTTCTGCTAACCTCGCTTGTTGAATACGCTTGTAGCTACCAGGTTCACGCATTTCATATCTTTGCTTTTCAATATCTTTAGTAATTCTTTTAAGAGGTTTGCCGGCTTGTACAAGTCCGTTTGCTTGTGCTGCTTCTACACCAAGCATACGTTGGTCTAAATACTTCTCTTGACTGCCTATAATCCAATCACGCCATTCACTTGGCCTCATCATAAGCAACTCTTGTTCAGGTATATAACCAATATATCTACCAGTTAGCTGTCTTACTTTTGAATAGTCGAGTAAGGTTCTGAGCCCATGATTTCTTTGAAATTGTCTTTCATGAACTTGATGCCCGATTTGGTCATCTCCTTGTCGTCTTCTTTCGCCATATTCGGCGCCTCGTTCATTTGCACCCAAAACAGACGTGATTTTTGCTTGAAAAAACCGCTGTTATTCATCACATCTAAAGCACCTTGTAATAATTCAATCGTGTCTTGTTTAGCCTCAATAACTTTAAATAAAGCTGACTCTATATCATCACGGCTAGGTGCATTTTTGCCTAAATAAGCTGTAGCACACTCCCAGAAGTCTGCAATAGCGTCTGTGTCACGCTCTAAAATGCCGTTGTAGATTGCAGTAAAACCAGGTGTAGTAACCTTTTTGCCGTCTTTATCTTCATTGTCTTGCGCAAACTTTTTAGCTACTTTATCAAATAAGAAAGTGGCTTTCGCCTCTACTTCTTGATCATTAATAATTAAAGTTGTAATCGGGTTGAATTCAGTCAAAATAAATACCTCGTTTCATTTTTTGTATAAAAAAATAGGGAGCTTATGCCCCCTAATATGGAATTACAAGCCTAAATTTAAACGGTCTCCATCTTCACTGTCATCGCTATCACTGTGTGATGAACCAGAAGCTTTTTGTCTTTCTTCAAACGTGCCGACGTACTCACCAAAGCTTTCGTATTCAACGGTTGGTGCACCCGCAGCCTCAAACCATTGAGATGGTAGGTTGTCTTCTTTACCTTCCGCAGTATTCCATTTGATTTTAAGTGTTAATTCAATTTTGTTATCCTCATCATCAAATGACATCTCCAAAGATTCAGGTACGCTGTAAGCAAATACGCCGTGGTATTTACCGTCCTTACGTTTGTTTCGCTCATACAACCAAATACGCACCTGGCCACCTTTTTTAGCAGCTGCCTTAACTGCTTCAATTCCGGGGTCTCCAGGCACATTGCCGATTGTCAATTTGATTTCTTCCGAAGTCGCATTTGATGAATAATCTGTTTTACCGCCACGAATGATTTCAGCTAAATCATTTTCAATAGTCCATCCGCCCTCTTGTAAATCAGCAAGTAATAAAGCATCTACTTTATCTAATTTACTTTCAGCAGGACGAATCACGGCTAAGTAATTTTTTTGAGCCATATATTACACTCCTTCATTCTTTTTTATATGTCTGTACTTAAATAAAAGCCGTATTGTGCCATGCTTGGTAAACCTGTCTATATCAGGGAATACCGCTTGGCTATCAATACGACTGAATTGAAATTCGTAATTTTCTATATCTATTGGGCGGTTAAGCACGTAACCTATTGCACTGATGATTTCTTTTGCCTCATATTGCGTTGCAAATTGCGAATAAACGTGGATAACAATACCTACTGTTTCTCGCATCATCGTGCTAGATTCGTTGTTAGTGACGTTTGATTCACCCACAACTATATATGGGTAAACAGCGTCCTCTTGAACCACATCAAAAACCCTATCACCAACGAATTTGTTAATGATAGGGCTTGATTTCAACCGTTTATATATTTGTACTGTAAGTTCAGGTTCAACTGATACCCACATATTAATCACCTCTATGAAAAGTAACGCTCAAACGTCTGACGTCCAGCGTCGATTGCAGGTTCCCAAAACGGCTGTGGCATTTGCCCGTAGGTTGTATGCCATTTTCCGTTAGGATCTTTATAAGTCCATGGTATCTTGTGCGCTCTACTACCTTTTGTGGCGTATATCCCTGTACCGTAATTGACGTACACAGCGTAGCTACTGCCTATTTTTACAACACCAGTAAATCCACCATTTTCAAAATCAACAGTAGTCGATTGTCTTAAGAATCCAGTATCAACTGGCATTAAGTGAATCGATGTGTTGTAAATCTTAAGTGTCGTTTTAGCAATACCTTTTTTAACCCATTTCTCCATGTCTTTAGAATACTTTTCAAGGTCTACAACTATTGAATCTGCACCGTATTTAACCTTTGCCATAAGGCACCTGTTTAAGACGATACATTTTGATTTCGTGTTGCCCACCTTGGTCAATAGAATCTCCTACTATACCGTAGATTCTGCCCTCATATTCAAATAAATTATTGGTAGCGATTGGCAGGTCATACGGTACATATAAGTTCCTGTCGTATTCTTGAGACATTTGGTGGAATTTAAGTTGTTCGGATGTGCTAGGTGTGTCCATAAAGCCGTTAATTTGTTTTTCGCTTACAAAGCGCTCTTTTATATATGGATATTCCCCAACCTTTTTGATAGAACCTATCGAAATGGTATGTGGGAATTCGTTGTATGGATCAAACACAGCATCACCCCTATCTTAATGATTTAAAAACATGGAATTTAGCGCGCTTATATCTATTTAAAACGCCACTAATATAATCAGGGACGCCGTCGTTATACGTGTACGACACCGTCCCCATGCTTCTCGATTTTAAATTTCTTTTGACTTCAGGTCGTTGATAATACTCAAGCACGTCTGCAACGTATTTTTTGATTGGGTAAGGATAAACAATTTGTCCGTCTTTAATGAAATCATTGTTAGTTACATCCCTAACATCTTCTAGTATTCCATCAACTTCCATTTTGAATAAATCTTCTTCGTCGGGTTTGATTTCAACACCGTTTTTCTTAAGAAGAAGTTTAATGTCTTCATAAAGAGTCATACTTATCACTCACTCTTTTTAGACGCTGTACGTCGTGTTTTAACCTCTTCGTAACCAACGTGGCTATAATATGCTTCAAATGCCTTTCTAGTTACTGTGATAGTGTCATCATCTTTTTTAACTTTAATTTCTTCTGCTTTATTAGACACCTAAACCACTCCCAACATCTTTTGGCTTTAACGTTGCAAAAGCTTCAGGTTTAACATTCATGTAAGCGATATGCATAGTTGCGCGTAATGCGAACATATCACGTTCGAATAATGACACTGGTTGGTCTGACGCATCAGATGCTTGTAATGTAGTTAACGTTGCATCTTCAGAAATAGCATATTCAATACCTTGCAAGATACCGTATCGTGCATAATCCCAGTCACCCATTAATGCTAATGATTGTTTCTTATCGAATACATCAGCACCTGTGTAAGATAAAGGTAATCCCATAATTTCGTTACCATTCGCATCGAATAAAGGGTGTTTGTTAGCATCTAATGCATTACGCATTTTACTACGGAATGAACGTGTAGTTAATACGCCGTTAGGATCTAATTCTTCATCCTCAATAGTTGCCATTAATGCGGACAAATCTACATATAAGTCATTTGTATCAGTAACAACATTACCTTTTTCTTCTGCACCAGTAACAAGAGGTTTACCACTCGTTGCTGTATTATAAGGTGATTTAGTACCAAAGATTACAGCTTGGTCAAACGCTTTGTAGAATGCTTCTGCAATTAAAGGTTTAACTTCGTTGAAGAAATCCTTTGCAGTCCATTTCAAGAATTCTTTTGATAATGGAATGATTACACCGATTTTTTTAGCTTCCATTTCTGCTTGCGCATATTCAGGTTTAGAAGTTTGAATACGTTCAGTTTCCGAAACCCAATAAGCACCTACGCCTTTAGCTAAGTAAGTAAACTTTTTCTTTTGTGCTGTCATTGGCTCATTTTTAGCTAACTTCATGATGGCTGAATTTGCCATAATCTCTTTCATAATTAACGTGCCTTGTTCTGCTGGAATTACACCATTTTTAAAATTCGACAAAATAACATTAGCCGGAGTGTACGTTGGAGTTGCCATATTTTATTACCTCACTTTATTTTCTGATATTAATTTCTCGTGCCATTTCTTCGATTGACTTAACGTTTGATAAGTCAACATCATTGTCTTGCGCTTCTCGAACATCTCGTCCACTTGATTTAAATTTAGACTCAACGCCTTCTTTGACATACTTATCGAAAGTTTCTTTAAGCGCTTTTAAATTTGCTTCAGTATCTTCATCAGAATCACCTAAGAATCTGTCTACCAATGATGATGGTAGGTTCATTTCTTGAGCTTTACCTAATGCATAACTTCTTAACTTCTCGCGTTTAGCCTCTGCGTCACGTTTCTCTAGCTCTTTTTCAAGTGCGCTAATTCGCTTTTGTTCTTCTGATTGTTCAGGATTGCGTTTTTGTACTTCTTTCTCAATCAAGCTCTCAAGGTTCTTCTCTTTCCAAGACTCCAAACCTTTTGTGTGGTAACGATCTAATTCAGGTTGAATAAATCGTTTACCTTCTTCTGTATCTAAAAAGCCTTTAACGTCATCAACAGACACCGTCTTAAGTCCACTTAGATACTCTTTTACGTCTTTGTCGTCTTTGTGTTCTTCAAAGTACGACTTAATATCCTCGACATTCATATATCATTGCTCCTTTTTTCGCCCTTTGCGTACCGTAATAGTCCGAAAAGTGCATAATAAAAAAGCAGTTTAACGACATACTTTAGGTCGAGCAGTAAGGTGCTAGCTACTTAATTCCAAAATCAACGTTTTTTGCATTTTCTTCTTCAATATATGTTTTAATAGCAGGAATATCTGCCTCATTTTTAACTCTTATGTTTACAACGGGTCTTTCTTTAGGAAAAACATAATCTGGTGTATATCCTTTTTGTTTAATTTTATCGTATTTTCTAGCTTTAATAAGCAATTCATTATAATCCACTAAATCAATATTCACTGTATTACGTTCCATATTATTTACCACCTTTTCGTTTCATCTTCTCCCACTCACGATAGGTCATGTGTGGGATTACTTCGGTTGTTCCATCATCATTACGTACTCGCATTACACCAGGTAAATCATCTTCGTCAATGTAATACAACAGCTTACAACGGCAGTTAATATTCTCTTTGGCACTTGCTACACCAACAAATAGATGTGGCGCTTGCCCCACACACCCACTAGATTTAAAGTTGTCGTCTATATCCACTGACTGACCGTCTAAATGACGATGAGTGTCACGTGTGCGAGTGTCTTTCGTAGCAGACCAACGTTTTTTCATCTTAAATCCGTTGTCTTTAACCACTATTGCACTATCCAATCCAGCTTGTGACATTGCTCTGCCCGCCTCTGTACGTGCAACACGCAACGATTGAGCCTTAGCCATACCTAAATCATCACGTAACGCTTTTGCTATCTTAGAATAGCCCTCACCACTCATAATCCCTTGCGTAATGTGTATGCGAATACGTTTAAGCACCTCATTACGATATTTTTGTAACGTTGGTACTAAGCGTATAAACTCAATCGGCTGTTCAATAGCAGAATTAATAACGGATGCAGTAGGTACATCAAACCGCATTGACGATTGACTAGCCATTTCATACAAATAAAGACTCATCATATACTTCTCGATGTAAGCATTATGTTGAGTCTGTTTAATAGATTTAGCTACTTTGTTATAATCTTCAGTTATCATTTCTCCGATGCGTACAAGTTCTTTATTCAAACGATTGTATTTATTAAATTCTGTCCACGTCACATGAGGGTCATCTGATTGGTACTTTTCAAACATATCTGCTAATTCTTGATTGATAACTTTCAATCTTTTAGCAAATAACACTTCTAACGGTTTTTCCGACTTAGCAATCAGTTGTTCAATGTAATCGTCAATTTGTTTCTGGTTGGTTATCTTGCGCTCTACCATTAGCGTCACCCTCGTTTATATCAGGCAATTTACTGTTCATTTCAAAGTTGTCTCGTTCCATTTCGTCCAACTCATAATCAACGTCATCAACTAACTGTGATTGCCCTAGTCTAGTACGTTCAGACACTTGACCCCTCAAGTTAATTAATACCTGTGATTCTTCGAGTTTATTTACTGGTATATTACGAGTAAATTTAAATATTAAATCCAAATAACTGTCATCATTCACGTTATAACCCTTACGTTTCAACGCTGACAAGATTACTTTAAATTGATACCTCAACATCGCTGTCATCTTACGTTCAAAGGTCATACATTTATTCTCTAAAGCCATTAACTTTAACTTCATACCAATGATGGGCACATTACCGTTAAACTCATCAGAATTGAAGTTGACCGACTTAGCAAAACGCATGATGTTTTTTTCGATACGATCCAAATGATTCTCAATCATTCCATCGTTTACGTCTTTAGTTAGATATTTAACATCCATATCCTTGTCGAACAGCTCAAATGCGCCACTCTTTTGCGTCTCTTGAATCATTTCTTCACTCATACCCATACCACGTAACACAAGGTATGCTAGACGTGTCTGACTGATTTCACTGGATGCATCACTCATCGTTAAGTCATAAGCGTCTATTAAGTGGATTACCTTTTCAGCGTCACCTATCATTTCTTTATTGTTAGGTACACCAAACAACGGATTGTAATCGAATAGATGTTCATAACGCCCAACTTCTTGTAATGCATCTATGCCTTCACCACGGAATACGTAATAGTAAGTGTCGTCATAAAACTCTGCATAGACATGTTCTGTTCCGTTATCATCATCTTTTTCATAAAAGTAACGCAACGAGTATGTAGGTTCTAATATGTTGTCGCCAACAAACACTACATTGAATGGATCTATATTCTTTATTCTTACTTCTCCACTTTTATCTATATAAGTTAATCTAGCACCATATCCACAAATCGCAGCCATCTTACCCATTTCAGAATCTTCATCATCCACATTGTTACGAATAATAAAGTTTGCGATAAACTCTTTTAACTTCTCATTTTTAGTAGAGTTTTCGTCTAAATCATAAGTAATAGGTACACCATGCAAATAACCTACACGCGTATCTACTATCTCACTATCAAACGAGTTGTTGAGTTTGTTATTGATTGTGACATCTAAACGTCTAACATTTCCGCCTCGTTCAAAATCTTCTTTCTCCGCAACCGGACTTCGTTTAAATATTGGGACATAGTCAATGTGTGTCTTGTATCTGTTATACAAGTTAATCATACGTTCTCTGTCATCTTTATGTGACTCGATTAACGCTTCTAAATGTTTAGGTAATACACCTTGTTGCTTAATGTCATCTATAATTTTGTACACGTTTATTTAGCCCTCCTTAATCTTTCGGGTTTAGTATGTGTGTATATTGCGTATCTCAACGCGTCTAACACGTCGTCAAACTCTTTGATAGGCTCCCCATTAGTTGGGTGCCAAACGTATTTGTATATCTCTTTCTTAAATCTATCCATATGATCATACAGAACAAATAATTTATTTTGTTTGAATAACTTAGCTATTTCTTCAATGCCTGACAACTTACTTTTATCCGCATTTATCGCCCTTAATCCGTGCCGCCTAAAATCTGTTATATGTTCAGGTCTAGCTGTATCGCAATAGAAGTTGATATTGCCGTACTTTGCGACAATACCTTTGGCTATATCCACCCAATCCTCAATAAACTTAAATTGGTGGGCATGTTCTTCGATAAAATAAAAGTTACCGTCAATACCTTTGCCTAATAACACGATAGATCCATAATGCTCAAAGCCCCAGTCGACGCCAGCAAAATATTCTTTAATAGGCACTTTCATTAAATCATCATAGGTAATGGTATTCTGATTTAAATCAAAGTCGGCATATACAACCCCATCTCCCGATACCCACTTACCGTTGATATTCCTTTCATAAAACATTCCTGACGGCGTTGATGCTTTAATAGACTCTTTATATCTATCGTTCAAGAATGTGTTGTCATCGAGCTTATATTGATAACTCAATATACCAGCTTTAGGGTCTGTGTTCTCTATATAATCCTTTAGCAACCAATGCTCAGGGTGGTCAGGGTTCGTATCAACTAATATCCTTGCACCTAATCCACTACAACGTGATTTAATCTCGTCGAATACTTCTTCATGTGCTAGTGATGCCTCGTTGATATATGCCCCATACGCAGTCATCATTTATACCCTCGGTTTCCCGATATTTATTAGGGGATTAGACTATATCTTCATTAAAAAAGACCACCTTAACAGGTAGCCAATTAATGCTGAGCGCTTCGGCATAAGGAGTTTCACCTTAAACCTACTCCATATAGGATAGTCGTTACACCTTCCTATCAAGTGATAGGCTTGGCACGGTATTGCCTTGCGAATTAATCATATATAAAAGAATAACCTTTAGTCGTCTTTTGTCTACCTCTCAATATGGCAGACACGTGTTGATGTCTTACCCCTAAATCAGCGCAACACTCAGTAATTCAGTAATATTATAATATTAATTCGTTTAGGTTTCCACCGTTAGCAGTTTAAATTAAACCACACCGTACATTTGTACGTTCACTCAGTTACGAGGCTAGACTTATTCGTTTACCTCGTATAGCACCAATACCACTTACTTTGCTATGACCTGTTTGTACCACTTGCACTCCAAACAACGTGAATGAGTTGTACTTATCAAAGTTGAACTCTAATCCATACTTATTTGTAAGCTCAATCAATACATTCTTCTGTATCGTACCTAATGTTGCTCCTGCTAAAATGTATTGAGGCCTCTCAACACCTTCTTTGTCCGCTATTTCACGTACACGCATTAATTCACGCAAGAATAAGTCGTTATTTAATATCGTCTTACCTGTACGTTTAGCACCGTGATTAATGAGCATGAACCAATCTCTCTTTTGAGTTTCTCTCAAGATTTCAATTTGCTTGTTTGTGTAAAGTTTTTTTAGTTTACTCATCACCAATCACATCCGTTATAGCATTATGCAACTGACGTATCTTATCCTCAGTGCCAGCGTCACCTTTATCAATTTGTTCAATTTTCTTTTCGAGCATCTTAATTTCAGTTTCGATTTTTTTGTTAGCTAGTTTTTCATTACCTAACATCATTCTATTCATACCATCTAAACCAGCTACAAATGCGTCAGCAGATGATTTCTTCAAACCTTTGTCATTAATGTCGTTTTTAGCTACATTCTTTAGCCACTCATATTCTTCAAAAGCCTTTTGGCGTGTCCATTTAGATTTTTCAGCTACTTCTTGACGCAATTCTTCGTACCTATCTAAAACCTCACTATTCTTACTCAACTCAAAAGCTCGACTATCTATATATTTTTCGCTTTTACCTTTGGTCGAATACCCTGCGTCAATATATGCTTTTCGTTGGCTTTTGCCCTCTATGAGTCCTAATACAAACTGCTCTTGTTTATGTGTTAATTTAGTCAATTTTTTTCACTGTATCACACGCCTTTACGTTAATTACTCTATAAATTTGAATACAAAAAAAGACACTGCAAAGGGTAACAGTGTCTGATGATTATGTTTTGATGTTTATTTGAGCTTTACACTCATATGAATGTATACCGCCTACCCAACAGATAGACGGTCAGGCAATCGGGTACGCAACATATACATGATAAACGCTTGCCCAATCACCTAATAAGGGGAGTGAAACACATAGGTTATACACTCATATCAGTATAAAGTAAGACGCCCAGTTGCTCTGGACGCCTAGTCTAGTTACTAATCAACTTCACTAAACAGATGAAACCACATATTTTGAAAGGAGGAAAAATGCAAGTCATCGCAATGCTTACTAATTAGGTAGTCGTAGTACCTATATATTAAGCACATTAACATTATAACCCCTAAAGTGATGCTATTTTTCCGCGTTTTTTCCGCATTTAATGTATCATTCCTAACTCGTCGGCAAGACTTTCTAAAATACACTTACGCAATCTATAGGCCATAGTCTTGCCGATATGCATTTCATCAGCAACACCAGTTAAATTATATTTTCTTGGTTTAGCAAAATAATACAAATCCATTAGCCTACGACCTTCATTTGTTGTATTCTCATACACTATTTCAACTGCCATCTTTACTCTAGCTAATTGCGCTAACCGTCTATCATTAACAACACGTGTTGCTTTAATCTCCGTCACACTTACATTTTCACTTGAACGTCCACCACCAATATTTTCATCGGTAGGTTGCCACGGGTGTAATACTTCTTCCCGAACTCTGTTTATATCTTTATCAATATAAGGATAATTACGTAATTCACTTTCTAAATAATTAATAGTCGACTTCCTTAAAGCCATTAATCGTCCCCCTCAAAGTGTCTTAATCTACTCTCCAGCACTTTCTTTTCGTATTCTCTAGCCTCTAATTTACCTTTAAGTTGTGCATTTTCTGCGATAAATCCTACAAGTAATAATGTGTATACGATAAACAATATAATCCACCACATCTAATATTCCTCCGTATCAACTTCATCTTGCAAATACACATCATTCATCAGCGCCTTAGCACCCTCATAAATCAGAATCGTTACCAATGTGTGTAATACCACTCTTAAATATTTCATATGATCACTCCTTATTCATAACCTAAAAGTTTCAACACTTCTTCTTCTGTTACCTTTTTAAATTGAGTTGGTGGTATGAATGGTTTGTCACTCGGCATAAACACGTCATACCCTTGTGTTGTCTTCACAATTTCAATTTCCTTACCGTCATCAATAAATATGTTTATTGATTCTCTTTCACCGTCATAATTCCAATCAAATGACCTATTATCTTCGGCTAACTTATTGAATATCTTATTCATTTCCTCAACACTTCCTTCACACGTTCTAATATGTCTTTACTACTAGATTCCTGATGATCCGAAACCTTTTTCTCCTCTTGCTGATACATCATCAAATTTCTTCACTTCCTGTAACTCTGGTGTAACGATAGGCACGACAACTAACTGTGAGAGTTTGTCGCCTTTATTGATTACATAAGTACCTTGTTTATACAAATGTCGTTCATCTTCTATAATTATTTTGTCTTTCAAATCTCGTTTAAAGATTGTTTCTCCTTTATTATCTTCATGGTCATTCTTAATATTAATCTTCATATTTCCTTGAAACCCTGCGTCAATTTTGCCCGTCTCAACCACAAGATGTGTCTTGCTACTCACACCACTTCTACTAGTTAGTAATCCAACGTATCCTTTTGGAATATTCACAGCTATGTCAGTAGCAATTAACGCTTTCTCTTGCGGTTCGAGTATTACTGTTTCTGCTGCGTAAATATCAAACCCAGCATCTGTTGAATGGTTGCGTGTTGGTAGTGTTGCGTTTTTCGATAATAATTTAATTTGTAATTGTTCCATTTATTTGTCCTCCTTGTATTCATATAGAACTGGATAAAGACTTAATATACGTATTCTGTATCCTACCGTTTTTATCTTCACTTTATTTCCGACTTTCAACTTCGGTTGTATATCTGCGCTGTCAAACTTACCTTTAAAAAGTAAATCTGAATTCTCAATTACTGTTTTATCATCTAACACGATGTAAAACTTATCTTCTTCATTAGTTCGCTTGTTATACTTTTCAGTAATAGTTCCTTTAAATTCTTGTGTGTGATTATATGCTGCAATAGGGTATGCTATTAAACCGATCAAAAGTGCTACACCCAATAATGCTGGTAACGTAATGCCAGTTATTATTATTTTTTTCACTTACTCGTCCTCCTCATTCCATTTACTGCCTTGTTTAACTAAACCACGTACAGTTAATTCATGACTTAATCTAAACTCATTTCCGCCTTCTTGATACCAAACATCAGCTAAATATCTACCGAAAGCATCTGCTTGATACGTCTGCACATACACGTCCTTACCTAGCACTGCGCTTGTCGTAAATACTTTCGCTTCGTTGTAATTCGCTTGTCCACGTTCTGGTGTGTCCACACCTAGCAACCTAACCTTACGTACCGTATGCGTATGGAATCCAAGATCAATGCGCATCTCCAAAGTGTCACCGTCAACCACACGTAATACACGTGCTTTGAAGATGTATAGCTTATTGTTTAGGGTCATTCTGTTCGTCCTCCTACATATCAAAAATACTAATCTGACTGCCTAACTCTTCGGCGTACATCAGATTGTGTATTGCCTTGTATTCGTTAAATTCTTCGTAAGTAAAGAAATCATCAATGTGACTAAAGTGTGTTTGCGAAAAACCTCGCATGTTGTAGCCTCCATCGGTTTCACGTACAATCATTACTTTTTCTTCGGCTGCATTGTATAAGTGGAATGTGTTCATCGCTTGTCCTCCCAATTATCAAAAGCCCTTTGCAGATACCAACGAGCCTTTGCCAAATCCTCTTTGCCATTCTTATGTTGCGCTCTGCTGATGTACTTAATGGCATTACCAATCGCAAATGCCATTTCTGACGGATAATCTTTAGTGACCTGTTCTATATAGTCAATAACTTCTATATCGCCGTAAGTGTAGTGTGGTGGTTGGTTAACCACATCTTTATTAGTCATAAATAGCCTCCCAATCATCATCGTCAGTTATGTTGTAATACCATGCATTGTCCAACTCAATTTGCGCCATTTCTTTGCCTTTGAAGTTGTAGTACAGTTCTGTTACTTTGCCTTCATAAGGTTTTTCTTGCTCGCTGTCTGTGTAAAATGCAACACGATCATCAATGTTTAATTCTCTAATTTTCATGAAATAACACCTAATTCCCGCTCTATTTCATCTATATCAACTTTAATGGCAACCATTTGACCATTTCTTTTACCTTTTCTGTAGCTTTCTGCTTCACGAGCAATAGTTTTTGTAGCTAACAAAGTACAAAATGTACCTTCAGCTATATTTAGTTTTTTCATAATTTCACGTTTCTTCCCTGAAGCCACTACTTCTTCACCTTTGTATACTACGTACTCATATCTAGTTCCTTTACCTTTTCTCGCTACCATGATTAATTACCTCCTATTCAAATTAATTGTTGTCGACCATAACAATCGAATTTATACGCACCTAATCTTATGTTTTCAGACAAATACTGACCGTACCTCGTATACGGCACCGACTGCGGTACTGTTTTAAGCCACGGTTTAGCCTTTTTATATTGAGCTTTAACCTCTCTAGATTTGATGATTTGCTGTTTTTCATACTTCATCATTCGATATTCATCTAAATCTTCAACATATTTAACATTAATTGCTTCGTCTCTGTCCCAATTTCTTTTGATGCGATTTGTAACTGTTTGTACTGTTAAACCGTTCCTGTGCATCGTTTCTCGTTCTTCTATGGTAAACATATTAATTCCCCTCTATTTCGTTTATGATCAATATTGTTCTCGCTACATCTGCATATTTTTTGAATGTTCTGATTTCATAAATCAGCGTGTCGTCCACCCACAATAGATTGTTACCAGCGTCTAATATTGTCTTAAGTAAATTATCAATATCAGGCTTTATAGTGTGAGGATTTCCGATACACGCTTCTTTTTTATATTTCGGCCACGACTTACTAGGTTTGAAGTAAAATTCAACCGTTAGTCTTATTGGCTTATCTATCATCAAGTGTGGTAACTGATCAGCTACAAATTTTTTATGTTTCACATAAGGTGCAGGCATATAAGTATGCCCGCCACCACTAAATCTAGGTCTTGATGACCCTTTCGGATTGCCAAGGTTTCTATCATTTTTTAGGTAAAAAATTTCGATTCTAGTTTCTGTCATGTCTGCTCCTTTGGCCCATATCGGCCTCTTGATATATCAATTTCGACTTTTCATCATAATCATCAAATAGTGACAACTCATTGCGTTCTAGCAATCTTTCAACCGCCCAACCTAACTGCAACATTTTAAGTCTCATAAGATTGTCTTCTTGGTAATCCTCTGTGTATAACAACCTCAACAATTCTTGAAATTCTAAGATGTTCATGTGAAGAACCTTTGTGTAGATTTGTAATATTCAAAGTTAACAACACCAGTTTCCCCATCTTTGTTTTTAGCAATATTCACTTCTAAATCTGATTTATCATTCTCTTGATGATCATCACGATTATAGTAATCATCACGGTACAACATGAATATCATACTAGCGTCTGCTTCAATGCCTCCAGATTCTTTCAAATCACTCATCATAGGGCGTTTATCATTTCTAGACTCTACACCTCTATTCAGTTGAGAAAGCAGTACTATGACGCTCCCTGTTTCATTTGCGATGATTTTAAGGTCACGACTTATCTTCTCTACATCAACTCGTCTGTCATTTGTTGGCGTATCTGACTGCATAAGTTGCAAGTAGTCGATAAATATAACTTGAGGTTTATCTGATTCTTTAGAGGCTTGTTCTCTGATTCGTGCTGGCGTCAATGTACTTTCATCAAAGATGTTGATGTTGGCTTGCTTAATTTTATTTAGTCCGTCCATTACCTTGTTTGTTGATTCAGGACTTAACTCATTCGGCCTTTTAATATAAGTCAACGGTACACCCTCAATCATCGCGACCATTCTTTCGATAACTAAATCCCCAGTGGTTTCAAGACTAAAAAAGGATACTTCATATCCAGCTTTAGCGATGTTCCACATCGTGTTTAACGCAAATCCAGTTTTACCCATTGAGGGACGTGCTGCTATTACATTTAGTTGACCCTTTTCAAAGCCGTGTATCTTATAATCAAGCAAACCGTAACCTGTCTTAATAATCTCTTTAGGTTTCTCGCTTAATACTGATTCCATAACCTTTGCTAAGAATTCGTCTGTTTTATTACTCTGTTCGATATTTAAACCTTTTAATTCTTCCAACTCGTCTAAAAGTTGCAACATACTTGTTTTATCAGGATTTGCAGTGAAGTCATAAACTTTTTCTATAGCTTTTCTAGCTATATAGTCGTTCAGTAAATTGATTTGATCTTGCATAAAGAATATAGGGTCCGTACCATCAGACTTAGCAATCTGGTTAAACCTTTGCATATTCACAAAGTCTTTATCATCTCGGCACTTAAAGTAGATTTCATTTGCGTTGATATGACTAACTTCTCTGATGTGAGTAACAATCGTCTTAACATCTTCATCTTCGAACATTTCGGGTTTTAATTTAAATTTGCTGAATAAATCAGGGTGTTTCATCAGGTTGCACAGTATTGCTTCTTCCGTACTCAAACGATCAATCATTACTGCGCAACTCCTTTATGAACGCTTGACCTTTACTCTTAACCTCATGCCACTTTCTAGCGTATTCAGGATCGTGTTCTAATTTGTACTGGTGTGTTTCTTCTACTGGCTTTTCATTCATTTCAAACGCTCTAGGTTTGGTTGCTAATACGTCAGCTATGGTTGGTTTATATTTACTTTGTTTAATGAAGTTGTGTAATTTTTTCATAGACTGATTGTAGTCGCCCTCTTTGGATAAAATATCAATCCATATATCAATCTTTCTTTCATTGAATGACATGTTATAGGTTTCGGCAATGACTTCAATAATGTGTAAAGCCTCTGATTTTTTCACTCGTCATCACCTAACTTTCTTCGATACTCATCGATTGAAGATTGCTTTTTAGGCTTTATTTTGTTTAAGGCGTCTTGTTTGGTTTTTACGTCTTCTTTTGCCCAATTGTTCAATACTTTAATTAGGTAACCCACATGACTACCCTTTTCTTTAGTGTAGTCAGTTGCGACTTTTACAACTTCATCAGCATTCACGCCAATATCATCAACTGCATATCCGATTTGTTCCATTTGGTAAGGTGTTATTGTGTTGTCTAAGAAAGTGATGATGTAATTAATTGATTCTGCAAAGACGTCGTTTTCTTTTTCTGTCTTCTTATTCTTATTCTTATATTCTTCTTCTTCTTCTGTATCGTTACGTAACGTTACGGTAACGTTATTGTCTAATAATTCTTGTTTTTTTCGTTCTCTGTATCGTTGCTGACGTAATCTATTCTTCTCATTATGCCTACTTTTGCTATCTAAACTTTGGTGCTTTTCCCAATTTTTAACTTTATAAGCACCTTCTGAATCTTCAATCATTCCTAATTTGATAAACGTTTGTAAAGCTAATCTGATTGAGTTCAGCGGTCTATTAAATTCATTTGCTAACATTTCGTCGTTATAAGGCAAATTTTCAGACAGCATAATATATCCGTGTTCGTTATATTTACCAGCAAGGGTTAGTAATTTTACCCAAACTGTTATGATCGTGTCACGTTCAGGTAGTGCTTCGATGTATTTAATTTTGCTATCATCGAACATTCCGACTTTTAATTTAATCCACGATACTTCAGCCATCCGCTTTCTCTCCTTTCAACATTTTATTCAGCCTGTCGTCTACATCAACCCAACTGTTGTGTAGGTGGTATTTGTCGTTAAAACTATCCATTCCAATGTTATGTTGCTCTGTGTGGTGGTCTGAACATAATGCCAACACTTTATTTCCTAAGTGACTTATCTTACGTCTGTTCCTACCTCTGCCAACTGCTTGGTAGTGTGCAAGTTGAGAATGAGGTTTACCGCAGATAACGCAGTTACGATTTACTGTTGACCAGTAGAGTTTTGATTTATCTCCTTTTAACAATTCACTTGTCTTGTAGCTGAGAGATATTCCATTTTCAAACACCCAATCCAATATGATGTCGATGATTTGCGAAGCTTGGGAACGACTGCAATTACTCAGTGATATTGGGTCGTCATATCCGTGATATGTTCTCGCACATTCGATGAACATATGCCTCATATAGTCCATAGGTTGTCCTGTATGCTGCTCTATGTCTTTGACTAGGGCGAATATCTTACGCCGTTGTTTGTCGGTTATTTGGAATGGATCTACAACGTTGACATCAACCTCTACGTCGAACCCGTTATCAAGTAGCAACGTTTCCTTATCACCTAATTCAACACCCGAGATGACAACAGTTGTCGTGCCGTCATCTTGAGTGATGTAATTTTTAATAATTGGCATTTAATCACTGCCTTTAATAATTAATGTTTCATCGTTTATATCTAAATCGCCTTTTACTCTAAGATAATCAGCTAAACCCCTACATGATTTATTTGGTGTTTGATGGCAAAAATTCCTCTTAGCGCACTTTACTTGTATAAGTGCGTCTTGTCTTGATAATCTTTCATTAATATCTAAATACATATCGGTGGCTGGACAATCTGAACATCTACTTTTTCTTAATTCCAATTCTTCACCTTCGTTAGAAAAACTTTCGAAAAATTGTTTTTCTTTGTATGAAACTTCAACGCTAGTTAATTTTTTCATTCTAATCACAACCAATCAGAAAGGTAAATCTGAGAACTCGTCATCACTGTTATCAAAGGGATTATCTTGAGTTTGCCCTTGTTGTTGTTTAGGTTGATTGTTTGATTGACCATTATTTTTAGGTTCTAAAAATTGAACACTGTCACAAACGACTTCCGTGACATAAACACGTTGACCTTCTTTATTTTCGTAGCTACGTGATTGCATCCGTCCATCAACGCCTGCTAAGCTACCTTTACTTAAAAAGTTTTTGACGTTTTCAGCTTGCTTGCGGAATACAACGCAATTAATAAAATCAACTTGTTGTTCTCCATCTTTACTTTTAAAATTGCGATTTACCGCAAGTGTGAATGTTGATACGTCTACACCTGATGGCGTCGTTCTGAATTCAGGGTCTTTTGTTAATCGTCCTACTAATACAACTCTATTAATCATTATTCATTCTCCTTTGCTTGTTTTGACCAACTGTCTAGTTTTTTGATACATGCACTAATTTGGTTATCGCTCAAAGCTTGCATGTCGTTGATACCTAGTTTTTGTTGTACATCACTAACGCTGACTTGCTTGCCTAATGACTGCATAAGTTCACTGAATTTATGCATTTCTTCTTTCAATGTTCCAACGGCTTTTGCACTTGCTTTAGGTTCACTTTTTGCTTGTTTGCCACTTGCGATGTTCCCGTCATCATCTTGATCACTTGTGATTCCAAAGATTGCTGATAATGAGTAACGTTTAAGATAGCTAATTAATGAGCCTGCACCTTGTGGCGTATTCTTTTCTGCGTTCATAAATACGGGGTCGTATTCAATGTATTCGCCACTTTCATGCATTAGCATTGTAGCGACTCCTACACGCCCCTCACAGTCGTTTAATGCCCATTGGGTATATGACAATCCGTGAGGTGTTGCAGCCTCGTCAATGGCTTCTACGACGTTCTCAAGAGGTACGTATTTTGACTTAAAGAACGGATTATTTTTATCTTTGAGTGGTTGCTTAACTTCTTTGCGGAAAGCGACCATAGCTTTGTTGATTTCAACAACTGATTCTGATTTGTTCATAATTCCACCCTTTCAATTTCGTCAGTTTCAGTGTGCGTATGTTTGTAAACATCATGCGTCGTTGTATCGATTAGCACATTTTCCATTCCATCGAATTTACGTGCATCACGTTTATCTGTTGAATATTTAATAGTTGGGTTAGCGTCTGTTGGACGGTTAGTAATATATAAATCCAACTCTTTGTGTTTATAAAAGTAGGTCACTATTGTCTTCATTTGATTAACGCCTCCCCAGCAATAACATCTTTTATTTTTTGAACTTCCTTTTCTATACGTTCTCGAGATTCCCAATCATAAATGTAAATAGATTTATTGTTGTAGGGATATCTAACGTCTACGTGTGTAAATACGATGCCATTTGTACCGTTTTTATAATTGATTCCTGCAACTTGGCACTCGACATCTGAATAAATTCTGCATCTATCTAATTCACGCTGAATTCTTAAAAGTTTTTCACGATGCATTTCAATTCCTCCATTAATTTGATATAATGGGGTTGGTTATTAAAAGAAAACCCCATTTTCTTTTTATGTTCTATAAGTTCGACTGTTTGCTAATTGCCGTTAGCTTCAGTCTTTTTTAATGCGTTGATTACATATTTCGCAGCGTAGTAAGTTGTTACTACAGTTGTTATCGCAACAAATAATGTAGTTGTGAAATACGCATTGAATGCGAATATCGTTGTGATTACGAATGTAGTCATCAAAGCTACAATTAAAGCAACCATTTTATTCACCATAAGTCCGTCTCCCTCCTCAATATGTTCTCTTTAATGAATTTCAATGCGGGTTTAATCTCGATGTAACGCTTGTTACCTTTGCCAAAACGATACATACACGTTTGTTGAAACTCACGATTGCTGTAAACGTGCTTTTCAAGGTCGTTTTTAGAAATTCCTGAAACTTTGATAAATTCTTTGGCATCTGCAAAGCCGATGAATTCCATTTGCGTCCCTCCTAATATCTATATTTATATTGCAGCGTCACACATACGATGAGCGCGATAATGTTTAATGCGATTAGTAATGTGGTCATATAACTAAACCTTTCGTGTATAATTGAGTTATTAAATGTAAGGTGGTTAAAATATGGAATTCTTTCAATCAACACTATTCTCAAATATAGTTGCTCTTTTAGCTTTTAGTACTGCTCTGTATTCGATTTATTACACTCGTTCTCAAAACAAATATAGTTTTGCCGTTAGCGATATTTATGTTGAAAAGTTTGATGGGTTTGTAGATTTAAGCATATTTATTGCAAATGATTCCCCTAAAACTCACACACTAGAAAATTTAGTATTTTTAGATGAGAATAAAAACGAAATAAAATCTCTTGAGTTACCTCCTCCTAAACCGTTATATAGCAGCTTAGAAAACATGAGTTTTGATTATTTAGACAACCCTATAAACTCATCTGTGACTCCTGGGAAATTAAAGAAACCTGAAGTTATGCTTCCTTATAAGCATTTAGAGTTTTCGTACAACTTAGTAACAATGCCTAAATACATTAAAGTCATCTCTAACAAACGTATTAACAAAATTCATAAATACGTTTTAATCTCTACCGATACGTATCAACATGATTAAAATTGCTAAATTCATAATCAGGTGAATCACGAGTAGTGTGTTTGTTATGATCATTTGTTATCCTCCTTAATTTGGTTGTTTTTCACTCAAAAATTTATTGGTTCTTATTCGGCTTAGGGGCTATATATTGAAACTTTGTAGTAATGATTGTTTCATCACCCGACTCTTCATTTACTTGAGCCCATTCAATTGGCTCTATATCATTGTTTTGTGCCTTTTCTAATAATTCTTGTAATTTTTCGTAGAAATCTTTCATCATTA